ACCTCATCTTGCATACTGATCAGGTCGCGCACCATGCCGTAACGATTATTCTCGCGGTCAATGTGCGCGCTGGTCATACGGAGGCCGCAGGCTGATCTGCCCTTGGCATCGAGAAACGGCGACTTCGTGGGTTCCGCCAGGAAACCAACGCGGGTGTAGGTCGAGACCCACCACTCGTTGTGCTCTTGCCAGTGGCATTGCACGACGCGGATGCGCTCACGCTTACTGTCGCACCAGACGATTTCGTGCGGCCGGTCGCCGTAACTGCCGGTTTGCGTCTGGAACGTATCGGATATCAGGTCTTCCGCGTCGGGCCACATCTCGGATGCCTGATCGCGGTCCATCCAGATCACGATGCCGCGATGGCGCGCGTCGCTAAAGTCCAGTCGGCGCGAATGCGGATCCCACCACAATCTGTCGAACGGCACCTGCTCGAACGTGATATCCGCGCCGCCGCGGCCGTCGTCCACCAGCACGATCTCGGCGCCGCCGACGCCCTCGACCATCAGATTCTCGTAAACGTCGGAGCGTATGAGCGGGAGGTTGTTATCGTCGCTCATGTAGCGCAACGCCTGCGTCGCCGCGTCCGCTTTGTCCTCGTCAACGGGATTGCGCGCGAATGCTTTGGGGTCGGTCCTCGATTTCCTCTCAAGACCGCACATAAGTTCCACTTTGCGGCTGACGTAGTTGATCGTGACCTCGGGCTGGCCCCTCAGCTTCAGCGCCTCTTTCTCGGCGGATGACCACTGGTATCCGTCTTTGTAATCCCTGTCCCTCTGCGACCATTTGCGGCCGTCGTCGGTGGCCCTTTCGCTGTCCTCGAACCACTGGACCATGCGCGCGTGTAAATCGTCCAGATCGCGCGGGTAACGATCATCCGCGATGCCGGGACCGCCTTTCGGGCGCGACGCCTCGGCGGCCTCGGGGTCCATCGGGGGATCGGGATAGAACGACTGGCTCATGGCGCGACACCTGTTGGCGGCACGATCCAGTGATCGCACACGAAGACGTAACGCTTGCAGGCCGGGCACCAGTGTTGCGTGCGCGCTCTCATGTCGTGCTGTCCGTTATCAACCCGTAATTGGCCAGCGACGTGAGCAGCGCGGCCAGCGCGACGTTGCCCCCTTTCGCACCCGTTATCGTCGGCTTGCCGATGGGGGTGGCGCTGTTAAATCCCATATTGCCGATGAAAGTAATCGCGCCGCTGGCTCGCGCGATGCTGATTGGCTGGCTTTGAAACACGCCGCTGGTGTTGAAGCGTTGCAGCGCGAAATCGTCGGACGCGCCTTGCGTTCCCAGCGCCCATCCCAGACTGGCGCCGCTGTAGACCGCCAGTGCTTTCACCGTGCCAGTGGCGCCCGCCAGAGCGAGCGTCGGTGCCTGGAACAGGTTGGCGAAGACAGCGCCATTCGCGAATGACGTAATCGGACTATACCGCGTATCGGACAACCCGCCCGGCAGGGTAACCGTCCACGCCGCCGCCGGGTCCATGGCGATACTGCCCACCCGGCTTAGCGTGTTGGCCGTGACCATCGAAAGCAGCGGGCCGGTCGTCGGCCCACCCGACGCCGAGACGGTGATGTTGTCCACCACGAGCCTGCCGTTGCTCGTCTCCGCGATGGCGGCGACGGTGCGCGCGGCGACGAACAACAAGCCGTTGGTGATCCGTAACAGCCCTTGCCTGACCTCGGCCCACGGCAATGTCGTCGGATAGAACAACGACCGAAATCCGTTGATCGTCACGTTGGCGCTGTCGTGCGTTAGCAGCCAGTCGGAAAACGGCGACGACGAATGCGAATAGAGATTGGTGACGTGCATGTTGCACGCGGCGGCGATCGAGACCAACGGACGAAACCGCCCCGTGCCGGCCGACCCCGACATGTTGCTGATGTTGAATTGCAGCATGTCGCCGTTGACCTCGATCGTCGCCGGGTCGGTGTCCATGAAGCAGTTCGTGATGTGAATGGAACAAAAACCAGCGGCTTGAGACGTAACGACCAACCGGCCACCGTAAGACGAAAAGTCCCGGACATTCAGGCCGTCCACGCGCCCGACGCGCATGGCGATCGTTTGCCCGTCGGTGAACACACCAAAGAGCGAGCCGCCCAGATCGAAGTTCCAGAAGTGATAGCCGCTGATGTGGGAGAAGTCCTGAACGCCGGTGGCGCTCTCGCCAATCGACACGCCACACTCGAGCGCGCCCATCTCGATGTCTTCCAGCCACAGCACGTTCGTCGGGCTGCTGATGCCGTCCCACGCGCCGCCGATCCGCACGCGCATGATCTGAAGGCGCGTCGGTCCAGGGCCGCCGGTTGATATCGCCCACGGATATTTAACGCCCGTTCCGCCCGGCGCCGACGTGCCGCCCGCCGCGAGTGTCTTGAAGTTCGCGCGCGATGCCTGATCCGATGGTTGGACGAAGTAGATGCCAAGATCACGGATGACCGGGCCGGGATCGTAATAAGACGACGTGCACATGATCACCGCCGACGCCGCCGGATCGAACCTGTCATCCACCTGAATGACCGATGAGCCGCGACTGTCGCCGAACATGGCCTGGGTGGCGGTCAGGTTGATCTGCTTATTGACCCGATAGACGCCGGTCGGGAGATAGACCGCCCGGTGCCGCCCGCCCGTCCCGGCCTCTGCCGCCGCCGCGTTGATGGCGTCCGCACTGTCCGCGACGCCGGTCGGATCGGCGCCATAATCGATGACGTTAATGCCGCCATTTATTCCGGCGCCCGCGATCGCCGCGTTCAGGTCGGTGGCGAGCAGAGCGTCACCAGAGGTCCAGGGATAGCCCATTATCGCCTGCATTTCATTGTTGGAGACATGAGCGTCGCACCGACCGCCCGCGCGACGCCGGCCGTTGTCGTTGGAATGTAGGATGTCGCGAACGCGCCTTGCTCAAGCTGCGCGCCCCACAGTGACAACCCGTTCGACGCGCTGCCTAGGTAGGACGGCCCATAGCCGGGCGTCGGGGAGTTGCTGAGAAACACGCCCAGCCTGCCGCCCGCCGCCGGAGGTGCGGCGGAGACACAACAGCGGTAAGTGCCATTGCCTAATGCCACGATATCCGCCGCACCGATCGAGCCGGTGCCATGCAAGGCGATTGCCTGCGAAATCAAACCGGCCTGTAAATCGAACGTCGCGAAGCCGCCGTTATCGCCGCTATCGGTGACGACGACCTGTAAGTAACGGACCTGACCGGCTTTGGCGTAAAACGAGCCAGTATACATCGTCGCGGCTGAAATCGTTATGGACTGCAACCAAAGATGCACGGCCGTCGCCGAGTTCTCCGATATCCGGGTCATCAGCGTAACGCCGTTGGGAGACATATCGGCGCCCACCGCCGCCGTGGCGCCAACACCAAACCACGAGGCATTAGCGAGGTTGCCGCTCTGTAGCGCGAGATTCGTGCTCGCGGCCTCCGGCGCGTCGGTCACGCATTGCCCATACGCCGACGCGGGGAGCGCGGCGCCGGCCAACAGCAATGCGCGCCGGCTGACTACCACTGACGCGCCGCGAACGCCTGCGCCGTGGTCGCGCCGATGATCGAATACGCCTGACCGGACGCCGGGCTCATGCAGAGAAACTGCTGACCGGCCGGGATCAGGATCGAGGGCGGCCCCGCGACCGCTGTCGCCGTCTCAGACACCCACAGGCTACCCGCGCTCTGGTTTTGCACCACGCACCCGTGGCGGCCCGTCCACGCCGGCAGGACAACCTGGGCTGTGCCGCCCGCGGTGATCGTGCCGGAACGATCCTCGTAGGTCAGGGCCTGTGCGCGCACCGTCGCGGGCAATAGCAGCGCGGCGAGGATTAGAACGCGGATCATGTTTTGTCTCCCTCGATCACTTCGCGGATCGACCCTTTACGCGCGGCGTCCATCGCGTCGGCCAGCAACGATCGTATCCAGTCGCGATCGACTTTGTAGCCAAGGTCTTCGGCCGCGATCATCGCCGCGTCGGCCCACTTGTCCGGATCGGCGCCAACTTCGCGCTGAAACGCCGCGCCGCTGAGTGTGCGGTAGTCGGTCATAGCGTCCGGCTCCACCTCGTTACCGTCTCAGCGCGATATCGGCCCTTGATGTATGAGACCGCCTGATGGGTGATCCCCAGGTCGGCGGCTATCTTTTTTCCCAGTTCGCCTCGGTCCAGCCGCGCGAGAATGGTTTTAACGCGCTCGCTTGACGGGCCACACGGTGGCAACGGGCGCCCGCGCTTGCGTCTCGGGAAAGAGTAGAGGGGCGGTCTTCCACGTTTTCCGCTCACGTCACCCTCCAGTCGCGCAACTCTTCCGCGTCACGGTTGAACGCAGCGTCCCAACTGTCGCGGGGCGGCGGCTTCGGCTTGTCCGGCGCGATCTCACGCCACGCGAGGGACATGTAACGAAAACTGTCGGACGAATGACTCGACCAGTCATGTTTTGGTCTGTCACTGAACACCTTAGCCCGCTCATCGAACTCGGCGTGATACGCGCGCAACGCCTCAAGCCCTTCGTGGCAGTTGCCAGCGTCGAACCACGTCTTCGCCAACGTCACCCGCGCCGCGTTGATGCCGTCCATGATGGACAACTTGCGGACAATCCAGGGATGGCGGCCGGATAATGCTTTCATCGTCTCGAAGATCGAACGCCCGGTGCCAAGCTCGCGCGCCATCGCGTCGTGCGGTAAGTAGTCTCGACCGTATTGATACGGCTTCGACTTGAGCACTTCCACGTAATGACCGAGCGCGAAGCCGGACGCCTCGTAATGATCGATGACGTGCAACTCGGAGCGCACGATCTGGAAAAACCAAATGGCCGTACTGTCGCCGATGCCGATGTCCCACGCGGTATGCACGGGTATCGCCGGATCGTATGGCACGCCGGTGATGCGTCCGGCGGTTTCCGCGTCAGCCAGTTCCTTGCCGAAGTAGGAGCCGAGGATCGCGGCATCAAATGAACACTGAAACTCTTGCGCGTATTGCTCGGGCGTTAACATCGCCGCCATGTCGTCGAGTTCTGACTGAGGCAATATCTCGGTCTCGCTCGCGCGCAACACCAATGAGAACCAATCGGGGTCGTTCTCGGCGTGGCTGTGAACGCGCCAGAAGTCGTTGCGCCCGCGTGGTGTGCCGATGAACACCGCCCACCCGTGACGATCGGCGAGGGCGGGACGGATGACCTCGGGCCATGCGCGCGGCGCCATATCGGCGTATTCGTCGAGCACGCAGCCATCGAGGAAGATGCCGCGCATCCTGTTGTAGTTGTCCGAGCCATAGAGGCGCACACGCGCCCCGTTGGCGAACACCACCATCAGGTCTGACTCGCGTTGTTCCACGCCCGGAATGGCGGCGGTAAATCGCTTGAGATAGAGCCACACGCTGTCTTTCGACTGCGCGTATGTCGGGCTGATGTAAGCGAAGCGCGCGTCTGGATTGGTCGAGCGCAACGCCGCGTCGATGAGGTCCATGATACACGAGACGGTCTTGCCGGCGCGGCGGTGCGCGACGATGCACGCCCAGCGTTGCTTGCGCGCGTGGAACGCCCTGAAGTGGGGCCGCGCGTGGTATCCGAGGGATAGCTTAGTCCCCACGGTCAACGCCGGTTATGATCGTGATCGGGCCGCCGTCGCCGCCTGTGTGTGCGATCGCGTCACGTTGCCCGAGTAGCTGCTTGCCAAGCCACACGAGCATCGTGGCGTTGCCTTCCTCCGCGCCCTTCCATTGCAGACGACGCAACGTGGCCTGGCCCTTGGAGGCGCCGCGATCGATGGCCTCCTGAACCGCCCGGTCTTCGGCGAGATACTTGTAAAACGTCGAACGGGCGAAACCGGACAACGCCGCGAGTTCATCTTTCGAGCAACCAATCGACGCCCCCCGCTCGATTATGCCCAGGTCAAGCTCCGCCTTCGGGCGGCCTATGGGATTGATATCGTCGAACCCTTCAAGCGGCATCGACCAGCCTCCGTTCTGTTTCGATGTCAGTCATTGCGAAAATCCCATCGAACGGCGAAGACCAATAGGCCATTGCGCTGGATCTACTATCTCGTGTGATTGACCATTCGCGGCTGGAACTTCGACACGCACATTCCAATCTCCCACGCGGGCGGTTCCTGGGACCGGGGTGCCCTTGCTGCCACGCAATAGCCAACCAAGGTTCTCAGCGCCGCTCGGGTCTAACTGACCAAGCATCGGATGATCAGAATCCATTAATGCCATCTGCATATCCGCATGGGTCGCCCTGTCGGCGTTAGATATCGCGGCATCCCCTCTGGACCCTGGTAGAACGCGCAAAGAACCCTTGCTTTCATCGAGGAGGCTGCGAAGCCGGCCGGACCCAGGGTTCACATGCACGTCATAGATCGCGCCGAAGTCCGTTTCTCCCGGAATTACCTCCGCTTTTGACAGACGCGGCGGCGGATTTGCCAACGGACGGCGAGATGCGGCCATGACAGGCCCTCTTGCCGCACCACCCCGCCCGATGCCAACCATGTTCGACGCCTGATCGTAAAACTCCTGCTGCCCCTGGCGCATCCCATCAAGCTGTTCCTGAGACATCGGCACGGTGCCGCCGCCCACGAACACGCCGGGACGGAACGATGGATCAGACATTCCCACCGACTGTTGAGGCCGCGTCGTCTGTGTGCCCACCGGATTGTTTTGATCCCAGACCGGCTCAGGTGGCATCAACCGGTTCCACACGTCACTGGCAACTGCGCCGAGATCAAACCCCGACAGCAAACGGCTGGGTGGTGGCCACGCCATCACACAGTCTCGCTCATGCGGAGGCTTTCAACCTCCGCGAACGCGCGGCCGTCACGCTCCAGCGTCGCGGTCTGACCAGTGAATTGCTGCCAACGACGGATCGTTACATCAACGTATTGCGGGGAGATTTCGATGGCGTGACACGCGCGGCCGGTCATCTCGGCGGCGATAATTGTTGTGCCCGATCCGCTGAACGGTTCGTAAACCGCCTGCCCTGGGCTGCTGTTGTTCTCGATCGGGCGCTTCATGCACTCGACGGGCTTTTGGGTGGGGTGCTCGGTTTTAACCTCTTTACTGCCCGACATGATGTGGATCGGACTGGCGATGTCCCAAACCGTCGTTTGCTTGCGGTCGCCTTGCCAGTTTCCCGTGCCCCTGACCGCATACCAGCATGGTTCGTGTTTCCAGTGATAATCGCCTCGGCCCATTGTCATCGTGGTTTTGTTCCAGATGATCTGCGAGCGAATGTCGAAATTGCATGACTCCAGGCTCTCGGCGACAAGCCGGGCAGTGAGCGCGCCATGCCAGACATAGACGATTGATCCAGGGAATAGCGCCCACGCTTCCCGCCAGTCGGCACGGTCATCGTTGAATACGTGGCCCGTGCGGTTCTTGCCCTTGGTCGCGTGCCCGGCCTGACCACGCCACATGGCGTCATACCCAACACCATAAGGCGGGTCCGTGACCATTAAATGCGGCACCACACCGCCAAGCACACGCGTCACATCATCAGAATTCGTGCAGTCCCCGCACACCAGCCGATGCCGCCCGAGCAGCCACACATCGCCCAGGACCGACACCGCTTCGGCCTGAACCTCCGGCACGTCGTCGGGATCGGTCAGGCCCTCGGTGCGATCGGCGAGGATGTCTTTCAACTCGAGATCCGAGAACCCGATCAGCGACAGATCGAAGCCCTCAAGCCCGAGTTCGCCGAGTTCCAGCCGCAACAGTTCGTCGTCCCACCCGGCGTTGAGCGCGAGTTTGTTGTCCGCGATGGCCAGGGCGCGTTTCTGGGCGGCACTGAGGCCGGTCAACGTGATCGTCGGCACGTCCGCCAGTCCAGCTGCGCGAGCCGCCTCCAGCCTGCCGTGCCCGGCGATGATGGCGCGGTCCTCGTCGATCAGGATCGGATTGGTCCAGCCGAAGGCCGCAATACTCGCGACGAGTTGGGCGATTTGTTCGGAGGAATGTGTTCTCGCATTGCGCGTCGCGGGAGCAAGTTCTTCCAAATGGAGATAAGAAACCTCCAGTTTTCCTTTTATAGCGTCCGTAAAGTGCGGTCTTCTCGCCATGAGAGACGGCTAGTGTTCTGAATCGGCGGTTGTCAAGTTAGGTCCGGTTCGGCCCCAATGCGCGCGGTGTTACGCTAAATCGCCGTTAGGGTAATTTGGGGCCATTAAACGCGCGGATGGTTCGTTTCCGTGATGATCGGGGGTTTTCTTGTACACAAATGGGCCAAAAACCCCTCAATTCTGTACAACTCGGCCATCGGCCACCTGATCATACGGTCGTTTGCGGATGACCTGTGGGTTTGTATGGGGCTGCTCATTGCTCAAAAGTGTTTTGAGCAGTTTCGAGCGCCCGCCTCCGATGGGTCGCCAGCGGCTTTTGTGTCCTGGGTGGCTGATGGATACCCGGAAGCGTTCGGAACGGCTCTGGCTGGCCTCACAGGCGGCCTGTAAGCAGCATGACAATGAGGATGACGATCAGAATACCTCCGATGCCGAAGCCGTATCCGTAGGCTGGCGGCCCGACGTAGTAGCCAGCGTGGTATCCGAAGCCGCCAAACAGGATCAGCAGCAGCAGGACGATGAGGATCAGGACGAGTGGGCTCATGGGTTGGTTTCCTCCGGTTGGGTGACTGGCTCCAGGTCCTCGGCGCGTAGCCAGGTGGTGCGGTTGCCGGGCCATTCGACGCGGTGCCACTGGCCCAGATACCACTGGCCGCCCCTGGTTGTGGGTTCGCCGATGGTCGTGCCGTGGCTGGTGCCGATGTCGGGGAAGCGGCGGCGCGCGGCGAAGGTGAGGCGGACGCGGGCGTTAGTCACGCTACCACACGCTTCCGGCCATTTGGCAGCGGATTGAGGGCATCCAGCACGCCGGGAGACAGGGGGCAGGCTCCGGCTGGTGGCCGATCGCTCGCGCTGGCGGCGCGGCTGGCGCTCAGGTGGGCCGTGATCTCAGCGACGCGGGCGCTGACGTAGGCGCGTTCCTCGTCCGTCGCGTCTGGCCGCCGTGGGGGAATGTCGGGCGGTGCCAGTGCCGCCAGCGGGGGACGCCTTGGGCGCCACCATTCACCGAGCCATTCGGCCAGTTCGCCGTAGGTCGGGAAGCCCTTGACGGCGCGTGCGGCGACGAACTCCAGGCTCTCAGCGGTGAAGGCGGCGTAAGGGAACCGCTGGACGAGCAGCGGGACGTAGACGGCGAGCTTCGAAGCGGCGTCTTCGTCGCTGGTGTTAACCGCTGATAATACGCCGAGGGATTGGCACCACTTCCGCACCGCCGGGAGATGGTCGGTCATCGGATTTCAACTCCATGTCGTCGATGATTGTTTGCAAGAACCCGTTGCGCACACGCGGCGGCCTGGGAGGGTCGAAGGCACGCGGGTTCGTGCCACGCGCCCGGGGCGAACCCTTTCCCACTTCCCCAATAATCATCCCCGTCGGCGTTCCCCCCGCTTCGCGGGGGGTTAGGGGGGATTCTGTACTCTGTGTATCTGATTCTGCTGCTACAAAACCGTTTTTTTGAACATACAAATCTGAACCAGAATGGCCGTTTCCCGCGGCTTTCCGCACATTAACTGAATCATTACAAGGACTCCTTTCGGACTCCTTTTGGACTCCATTCGGACTCCGATTGGCATATTTGCCGGGCATGTCCGTGCGCTGGTTGACCGCGTCCCGGCGGACCATCGCGACGTGTCCATCCCGGACCATTCGGCGGCTCACGATGCACCCATCAGGGTCGCGCTCGACCACGCCATTGCGCTCGAGTTCGGCGATCAGGCGCTCGAGTTGGGCTCGCTTCGGCTTGGGGCGGATGAGTTTTTGTAGCGTGTCCATCGAGGGGGCGCGCCCGTTGACGGTTACATGCCCATAGGGGGTGCCCTGGGCGGCGATGCAGAGGAGCCGCATCCACAATCCCTGGGCGGCGAGCCCGCACGAAGCTAGTGCGGGATCATCCGACCAATCGGACCAAAAGAACTTGCCCCAGCGAAGCTTGTTCACCTGGCGGCTGTCTTCTTCGCGCGGCTCTTCCGTCTGCCCGTGTCTAGCAGGGCCTCGGTCATACCGGACGAAAACGCTTCGAGCATCGGCAGCATGAAGCGAGAGAACGCTTTCATGGCGGCGCGATCCTCGCTCCGCACGTCGGGCGATCGATCCATCGTTTTGAGCGCGCCGGAGATGACGCGACGATGGTGTTCGGTGGATACGCGGACCCGCGTGGCGATTTCCTCGGGCGCTTCCTGCGCGAACAGGCTGATAAGCCGCACCTTGAGGTTGTTGTTCTTCGAGGGTCCGATGATGTAGGCTGGGAAATCTTCGGCCTTGAGCGCGAATATATTCAACCGCCTTCGCGCCTCATTACGCAGCATTACGCTTCCACGGCGTTCCAGGCTGTTTGAATCAAACTCCGCCGCGGGGGCCGCGATAACGTAATGAGATACCAGCCAGTCGTCGAACTCCTTCGTCGATAGCAGGAAGTACCGATCCTTGATGATCTCGGTGCGGACCGCTTCTTGGAAATGGTCGTGGAACTCGTCATGGAACAGCCGCGCAAGCGTCTGGCCGTGCGTCAGTGTTTCGCTCATGCTTCTCCCTCCTGGTTGATCAGACGCAGGTTGCCGCGACGCTTCCTCGCGTCGGGTTTAAGCGTCGCCATCGCGTCGGTGATGTCGTCGGTGAGTGCATCGAGGCGCGCGAGCGCGGCGCTGGAAAGTTCCACGCCATCCTCGATGACTGAGGCGAGTATCCGGCACCCGCGTTTCACGTCATGGGTGCCGCGCCGCAGCAGATTCATTCCATCGGTAACGCGGTGATCAGTCGGGCGCTTCTTCGAGGTTGCCAGCTTCGCGCGCGGCGCGCCCAGGTTCTCGTAGAGTAAGACGTTGGCCTGTTCGCGCAGCGAGATCGCGGTGAGTTCGCGGTCCTTGAGAGCGCCGATAATCGACTCGGCGAAGGCGAATTGCTGATCGACCGGAAGGAACGACCGCACGGTCCGGTCGGTCACGATGCGGCGGAACTCGGCGACATGCGAATCAAGCCGGAACAGGCGGGCGCAATTCGCATCGAAGGTGATCTCCGGGGTCGCCGCGGGTCGCGTCGCGGGGGCGGATGCGCGCTTTGGTTTCGACCTGGTTTTCGGCTCGGTCGGTTTCCGTTCGGCGGCGATCTCCGTTTCGGCTTTGGCGCGGGCGGCGGCGACAATAGCCGCCATGCGCCCGCTGTCTTTCAGGATGCCGAGCGCGGTTTGAATCTGAGCGGTCGTGTATGCGCCCTCTGGCATCAGGGCCTGGACGCAACGGAATCCCGGCCCCTCCCCACTGCGCGTATTCGCCCATATTTTGTTGGCGGCGTCTGGGTTTTTGAGGTCCGTAAGAATTTTTACGGACCCTGCGTTATCATGCCGGAAGCATTCAAGCGCCAGCACTTTGCTGATGGCGGCGATGGCGTCGAGAGCAGCGGCGGCGGTTGACCCTCTCTGTGTCGCGTTCTCCGACGCCAGCATTCGAACCATTTGCCAATCGGAAAGATCGCGTATTTCGATGGGGGCTTCTTTCATTTTAAGTTGACGCGCGGCCTCGGTGCGGTGATGCCCGAACGCGATTTCGTAATTATCGCCAACGGGTCGGGCGACGACGCTGGCCCAGAACCCATCGGCCTTGATCGATGCTTGAAGCTTCGCGACCTGAACCGGATCAATCGGGTGCAATTCAAAGTCGCGGAATGAATTGGAACGCAGTCGATCCAAGGGGATCAT